GATTTTGATAAACACACAGATATTATTATTAGGGCTAATATGGCCTTACCAGATGATAAAGTGGTAGATATCTATGGGGCTAAAAATGACTTATATGTATTCCACCATTTAAAAACAAAGTTAGGCTTAGACTTAGATAAATACTATAAGGGCCAATTCCAAAAAGACTATGTGGAACTCTCAAATATGTTGGCTAATGCTAAGTTTATGGTGGACCTATCTGCCATCAAAGGTGATGGAGGTGGTAGTCAATATACATTTTTAGAGGCTATTCACAATGAATGTGTATTAGTCTTGAACAAAGCATGGGTAGAAGGTGTGGCTACTCCATTTGTCCATGGGGTTAACTGTTTTATAGTAGGTGGAGAACAAGAATTGGTAGCATTACTAAACTCTAATATAGATACTAATCCTATTGTTAAGGAAGCTAAGAAATTATTAGCAAATCACATAGATAATTCTTGGGAATTATGATTTTAAAAATTTATAAACCCACATATAGGTTTTTTATTTTTTTTGCCATATCACATTTTGAGAATATAGGATTAATTATTGTTATTCTAATAAATAAACTATTATCTATTAGAATAGTATTACTATATAAATAATCTATAGTTTTATAGAAATGATATTAGAAAAAAGTCCATATGTATATTTTTGATTTTCTTAAAACCACATATAGACTTTTTCTTTCTAATCCTATTTTTAACTTACTAACTGGTGATATAGGGTCTAATAGAGAATATGTATATAGTTGGTCTTAGGACAAATTTTTATACTAATCCACTATAGGATTACTATTAGTCACTTAGCTAACTACCATTATTATTAGACCATTGAATAGGTATTTAGACAACCTATAACTTAAATATACTTTTATATATAGAAAAATACAAAATTATATTTTTAGCCATATGTAATTTTAAGGATATAGACTTTCTACTACTTTTTATGGATCTAATTGTTTTTTTTGTTTTGGATGATAAAAGAAAGTCAAGTTATAGGTTTTTCTATTCTCACCTATATTACTACCCATTTCTTTATGAGAAAACAACACTGGGTTAATCACATAGCTACTTCCATGTTTTTGAAAGTGGTTTATATACATAAAATCCGCGCTTTGCGCTCTCATCTTAGGATAACCAGTTCTCCATTCCTCATGGATATCGTTAGACTTCTCTTCATCATTAAATACAGACATAAATAGGTTATACATATCTAACATCTTTTCTCTATTAGGTAGGATATAAGCGAAGGTGCCACATAGCTTTAACTCTTCTGGGTTTAGTAAAATGTGTTTACTATTGGTTTCCTTAGGAGCTACCTGGTGGAAAAAGGTTCCACCTAAGTAATATATATCAGCATCCTTTGGTATAGTAAATTTAGTATTTATATTTTTTAGTGGAAAACTATCGTCTTCTAAGACTAATACACCGTCATATCTATTTTCTAACGCAGTTTTAATTGCTAACAAATGGCTTAGGTAGCAACCTACTTTAGGTAATACCACATGTTCATATGGAGACATAGTCTTAAAGTTACTTCTATCTAACCAAAAGGATGGTTTTAGTTTATCAGCTGGGACATTTAACGCATTAGCGATCTTTTTTCTATAGCTAGCATCTTTTAGATTTTTACCATAGACAGCTTCTATTCTTTGGTAGTACGTAAAACCAGCCTTTTTAAGATTATACTGGAGAATTTTGCTTTTTTCTATATCTTTTTGTAAATTAATATATACTACTGGATAATCTTGTGCGTAGGACATATATATCTATTAATATATCCATAGATAAAATACCATTGATGTTCACTAAAAAATAAAAAAAACCACATGTGGGCAAATTTGTTTTTAACTCGATTGTAAATGTAATATACTATCTATATATTTATTTATAGTGGTATCTATACAGAATAGTTTATAGACAACATAACTAATAATTATTAGGATAGATATAGAGACTATAGTAAAATATCCAAAGGAGTATAGAATGGGTTGCGACTAGTAATGTAACTATTAAATCATATATATATAGCTATGTTAAAAACTCTTGTACTATGGAAGCCTGTATAGGAGCACCAAATATATCTCTGTATTTACATAGTGATTTTACCATATAGTATATTTATTATATAGTAAAATAATAATTAGTGATGAGCATAGTTTGAGGTAGTGTATAAAGCGTTGTCTACGACTATTCATATACCAACTCTCTATGATATACCTATAGATAGTTAGGATAGAACATAGTTCACTTCTTAGTTACTATAGGCTAAACCACCCATACCACTCATAATACGTAAGACGTTATAGTTAGTACAGTAGATTCTGACCTTAGCATTATCAGCTTGACCAATTGAAGGATTAGATTCTGATAATACACCACCATTTAATGATACAGTACCTTTTTTAACTGTATTAGCAGTAACTGTAATAAATAAATTAGCATTATCAATTCTACTAAAGTTACAAGTACCAGATGGTTGGTGTTCTTCTGGTTTTAAACCAAAGGAATAGATATTAATACCTGGTGCAGGTGTTCTAGTATGATGATTAAGGGATTGTACATAGGTAAAATAGTCACCAGATCTTTCAGCAAAACGATCTTGACCATTTAGTTGGATCTTAGCTAAAGCACAAGTATTTTCACCTTGGTCTTCATTGATATTTCTTAGTCTAACATTTACACCACCGCTTGATGCGTCTATGTTTTCAACAATACTATACATTAAGTTACTACCAAATGTACCAATAGCAGAAGTAGGAGTAGAGTCTAGTCTATCAGTGTAGTTATACCATTGTTTATAGGCAATATTTTGGTTTTTCTGAGCTACCCAAATTATTTCCTTCACAGGATGATTAAAGTTAAGTCTAATCTTGTTAGATTGGGTAGTAATAGTTTCTTCACCTGGATATTGTAGCTGTTCAATTAAGTATTCATGTGACATTTGCGCAAATCTACGACGTTCATCTACATCTAAAAAGATATAGTCTACCCATAAGGAAGTGTTAGATAAACTCAATCCATTAGGTGCCTGAATAGTAGCAGAACCATTAGTAATAATTAATAAATCTTTTAATTCTAGGAATTCTATATTAATCTTTACTTCGTGATATTGTAAAGCAATTAATGGTAAAGCTAAACCTGGATTTCTACAAAACCAAAACTGTAATGGAATATATAATTTTATACCGTCTATAGTAGAACTTCCACCGTTATATGCTGTGCTACCAGAATTTTTAATAAGTTGTGGAACATTACCAACAATTCTATTATAACCAATATCATGGCCTGCTGGTAAAGAGATTTGATTCCAAATATGCATCCATTCACCATATTGTCTATCAATACGTTGACCTCCAATTTCAACTTCCGCATAATGAATTAGTGTTTCACCAATATAGTTAACCCATCTAATATAAGAATTAGAGTTAGCACCAGTAATAGTTGGAAGAGTAGTTTCTAGATAGATTTTATGTACTAAATCACCATTTCTTGAAATAGTACAACTAACTTTTTTACCAAAATCTGCGTTACCATTAAATGTTTGTTCAATAGATTCAAGAGAGAAGTTAGTGTGACGTCTATAGACAACCTTAAAAAAAGTAATCTGTGGATTACCAGTTAGATATATATCTTGTGCTCCATAGGCAACTAATTGCATTAAACCACCACCCATAATAGTTATATTATATTAAGGAGAAAATATTATCTTAATTACGCGTCTATCTTTAATCTATCTAAATTCATATATTTATCCATAGTTTTACATAAGAAACTATCAAAACATACCTCTTCTTTATTTTTTCTCATTTCTATTTTATTATTCTCTGGATTCTTCTGGATAGACCAACCATCCTGGATAGCATTATATATAAAAGCCATCTTATATAACTCCTTCATATTTAGTTCTGTAATATTAGATAAACTATGTTCCATATATTATTGGCAAACAATCTATTATTAGATAAAAAACGAATATAAAGATTAGTATATATATTAGCCATATATATATAGTTTATGTCTTTTTTTAAAGAAAAGAAAAAAAATACACAAAAAGATAGGCCAGTACCATATACTACCCTAGAAAATAAACATAACGAAAAAATAAGACATATATTAGAGCTCAAGAAACAAATACCCATTAAACAAAAACTTTTAGAAGAGCTTCAGCAACAACTAGATGCTCTTAATGATATGAAAAACTGTGACTTAACAGAAGAACAGATAGAGTTAAAGTTAGAGCTAAAAGAAACAATAGCTAATGTAGAAAAAGAAATTTCTAACATTCAAAACAATAGCGATCTTAAACAATATCTATTAAATACAAGTCATATGTTATATATCTATTTTGATGAAAATGAAAGCTTTGGTAACAAAACTACTCCTAAACCTACTACACATAAAAAATCGGTATTAGATTTTTTCAATAAATCTATAGAATCGCCCCAACAATCGTCTCTAAAAAAACCATCACCTAAACAAAAAATCAATAATAAATACAAGTCTAAAGGTGATATAATAGATAAGTACATGTCTATTGTAGATAGAAACTATGTAAAAAAACTAGAAGAACAGACACCAGATGAAATAGATATATGTAAAGACTGTAACGAACATCGTATATTTAGTCAAATTAATAGTATTCTTATATGTCCTAAATGTGGCCAAGAAGAAAAACTTCTTATTGATAGCGATACCCCTTCCTATAAAGAACCACCTAGAGAAATTACCTATTTTGCCTATAAGAAAATTAACCATTTTAATGAGTGGATCTCCCAATTTCAAGCCAAAGAATCTACAGATATTCCTGACGAAGTATTTGAGAAAATAGATAAAGAACTTAAAAAAGAACATTATATAGATAGAACAAGTATAAAACCCCTAAAGGTTAGGGCAATACTTAAAAAACTTAATCTGGCTAAATACTATGAACACTGTCCATATATTACTAATAGAATCACTGGAAAACCAGCACCAGAAATTAATGATGAACTACAGGAAAAACTTAGAAATATGTTTAGAGAGGTCCAAGGGCCATGGAATAAGTTTTGTCCACCAGATAGATCTAACTTTTTCTCCTATCCCTATATAGTTTATAAGTTTTTACAGCTATTAGACCAAGACCAGTACCTAAGTTATTTTAAATTACTAAAATCAAAAGAAAAACTACACGAACATGATGAGGTTTGGAAAAAAATATGTGGCGAATTAAAATGGGAATTTATTAAAACACTATAGATAGCCTATTTAAACCAATCCTCTACTTAAAAGATTATAGCAACCTATACTATAATAACATGCCTAATAAAATCCTTCAAATGAACCTATCTAGTGTTTTAGAATCACTCTATGAATTAACTGGAAATGACTACTATCATGTATCAACATGTGAACTTAGTTCCTATTCTAATAGAGAACTTATAGCACTCTATAAAAAATATAAATATGCGTTAGATTTGATGGAAAGAGATGTCTATAGTAATACAGTTATAGTAGAACCCAAAGATTATTATGTTGAAACTATCAATAATGGTTATAGTCTTAGAAATATAGATAATAGACAGAATTCTTTCTATAGAAATGGAAGACAGTTTAAATAAAATTTTGATATAAATATAGGTTTTATATCAAACTTAGTATATATTTTAAATATGTCTAAACCAACCGAACAAATTATTCAAATGTTAAAAGAACTTATCTCTAAAGTTGACTCTATTCAAACTAAATTTAGCGAGTTTGAATTAGAATATAGACTTTCTAGGTTAGAAAGCAAACCATCGTATGAACCTAAGGCTATAACATCTTCTAGTGCTACCGCTAAAAAATCTTCTGCCACTAAAACAGTAAAAATAGCTACCCCTATTAAAAAAGGAAATATAAACATAGATATCTATAATGATTGTTTATTAGTGACTGGCGAGACCTTTGATAGAAAAGATCTAATTAAATCATTAGGAGGTAAGTGGAGTGGCGAACATAAAGGATGGACTATTCCTATTAAACAATTAGATACAACTAAAGAGAAGCTAGAAACTTACTGCTCTAATGTAGAGTATAACGAACACGATAAAAACCTATTAAATGGTACTATTAATAGTTTCGTTAAAAAACCATCTGAAACTAGGGTAAATGAAATGGCTTTTTTAGATGACGATGAGTAAATAACTAAACATGTATATAGATAGATGGTAATAAAAATTTGATATAAAGAATACTACCTTTTTATTTTTTATAATATTAACTATAATGTCCCAAGAACAATTTATTTTAGATACCTTAGAAACTAACCTATTTACTATTCAAGATATAAATAGAGACAACTCATGTCTTTTTAGATCCCTATCAAATTATTTTAACTTTGCTATGCCTTCTAAAAAACTGTCTGAATTAAAACGCTTAGATAACTGGGGTATGACTAAAGCATTAAAAGATATAGATCTTACTACAAACTATATAGATGAAACTAGAGATAGATTAGCGAGACATATTTTAGATAGAATAGTTGACTACGCAGAAGAACACCCTGACTTAGCATTAGATGAAACAGGTATATCTATTAGAGATTATGTCTCAATGGTTCATAATTTTACTTATAGTGAATATTTAAATATTTATAGAACTTTTCCAGCTGATAAACAATATTGGATGGAAGACTATGATGGTTATGATAGATGGGGTAGTCACTTAGAAGTATTAATTCTAAGTAAAATCGTAGATTGTGCTATTGTAATCCTAAATAGCCAATCGTGGAATATAAAAAAAAATAGGGTAGAAACTGGTAAAATAGTCAACTCTAAACCCCAACGTAATGTTCGCTTTAAGATATATCAGATAGTCAATAGTGAAAAACTTAATAATAAACTACCTATTTTCTTAGTTTGGAAAAAATCATCTAGAGGCGCCCATTATATTGTAGCATATCCTAACGATATACAACGTATTATGGCTATCCTACAAAACTATATCTAAAGATAGTTCTATACTAACATTATATCTATGAAAGATAGTTTTTTTTTATATTATCCTATTAAAAAAGTTAAGATAGTAGATACATTTACTAATAGATTACAGGAACATAGTCTAGAAATTATATTAGATAGCTATATTGAAAAACAAGAAGTAAAGCCAATAGCAAAAGAGGAAATAGTTAATACAGATAGTGAACAAGATACAAATCACTATGTAACTATTGTAATTATAATGAATACACCTATCTATAATAATAGAGATAACTTTATACCAGAAAGATTATACTTAGCTAATTTTAATGTAATAGTCGATAGTCAAGGATACCTACCTACATTCCAAATACCATTGGATGATGACAATTTTAAATATAAACAATTTATTAGAAAACAGATAGCAAACTATTTACCTGATTTAGAAAACCATATCAAAACTATAAAAAAAATAGACGTAGAATCCGAATATTATCATAACTATTTAGTATTGGTCGAGCCATATGACTATGGAATTCAGTCTATATCATATAGGAGAGATATAGATAAAGATAAATACTTTTTAGATAATTTGACCTTTCTATTTACTCCAGATAAAGATATGGGAAAAAAAGAAACTAATCTAAAATATATAGTAGAAAACTTAATAAAAAATGGTTGTTCTACTAGTAAACGATTTATTGATAGTATATCTCATACTAATATAGTATCTGATATTGATATATTATTGACTATTAGAAACATATAGATGCTTTTCTATATAGGAAAAGATGTCAGCCTTAGTATCAACAAGTGACGCTAGTGAGAACAACATACTATTATTATAGACATCAAATCTATTAGTTATATTATATTTATCACAGCATTTGTCCCTAAATTGTTCTATATATTTATATATAGAGCTATTTATTACTTTTAATACATTTGACACCTCTATTTCAACTTGTTGGTCTAGTCCTAAGTCAATAGAAAGACATATTTGAATAGTACCATCTAATATTTGTTTAGATTTATTGTAGAGTTGATAGGTTTCATCCCAAAACCCATGGTCATTTCGCTCTAAGACTTCTTTTATATATTTATTAGAAACAAGATAAACAAATAGTCTATCTGTTATAGAATATATATTTGTTTTACCTATATTAAACTTAGATTTGAGTATATTAAATTGGCTATTTCTACCTATCTCTTTAACAATATAGCTTTTTCCATGTTTTCCTCCTATAGCTAAAATAGTGTTTATAGTTAGCTTAGCAAGTTCACTAACATTTATATCTGAATAGTATTTGCGTTTCTTACAATTATCACAGGATTTATGACAG